TTGGCACCTTCAAGGAACAGCTCAACCGCCTGGCCGCGGCGCGTATGCAATTGACCATGGCCTTCGGCGACCAGGCGACGACGCTTAACCCGGCCCCCCTGATAAGCCGCTTCGACATATGGTTTCCGACAGACGCCCGCCAGCGCGTCTTGTGGCCGTCCGAGGTGACGCTATCCGGGGACTTTTTCGACAGTCTGAAAAACCACGCCCTGCCCCTCGATCCCCGCGGCGTCCGCGCCCTGCAACACTCGGCCCGCGCCCTCGATATTTACACCTGGCTGACGCACCGCCTGCCCCGGGTGAAGGAAAGGGGTGGCGTCAAGGTTTCATGGGCGGCCCTGCACGCTCAATTCGGGCCTGACGTTGCCGACAAGCGGACATTCCGCCGGCAGTTCACCAAGGCCCTGCGGCAAGCCCTGGCAGTGTACCCAGCGGCCAAGGTGGAATCCGTTGACGGCGGCCTGCGCCTGCAGAAATCGGCCCCTGCGGTCGCCAAGCGCCTGCAGTAGTTATCCACGCATACTTCCACCCCCCCCCCCACCTGGCCCGACTTATCCACGCATACTTTGGCCCCCCACGACTCGGGGAAGTTACGCATAGAATGGCCCCCCACGACTCGGGGAATCTACGCATACTTTGGCCCCCCCACCTATAAGACTCCCGATAAATTAAGAATCCTGTAGAGCGGCCCGGGCACCGACCGCTTGCCCTATGAGGGGCAGCGGACGACTTCGGGCCGACAGCAATACCCGGCATGACCATGGCGGTAATCACCGGCATATCGACGACCAGCGCCGCCTATAAATCACTTCGAGGGGTACCCCAATATCTTGTAGCCACCCCCCAGAAATCCACCCGATAGTGTTGCGTGGACGTGTAAATCGGTGTAACCTTGAGAGAGGAAATACACGGACACACGCGCGTCTAATAAAAAAATACAGGGAGAGCGTCGGTCACCGGGCCGACGCTCTCTTTTGCCTTCACAACAAGAGGTTTTGCAATGAAGAATACCACCCTCCTGACGTATCCGCCCCTGGCCTACAGGCTGAAGGATTTTTGCCAATCCGCCGGCATTAGCCTGCGAACCTATTACAGCCTGAAGCAAGCCGGCGACGCACCCGCCGTAACCAAAATCGGCGGCCGCAACGTCATTCGCCATGTCACCGCCGACGCGTGGCTCGAGGCCCACGAGGACAGGGCCGCGTAACCCCATAAAAAAGGCCCCGCCAGGCTGGGGTAAACCTTTCTGGCAGGGCCTTGAGCAGGGATAGAGAGACTTGGATACGTCGTGAAAATACCCGAATCTTCTCTCGAAAGCAAAGAGCCTTTTGCCGACGCCGCTGGTGCCTACAAGGACGCGGGCCTGTTCCCTATGCCCTCACCAGACAAGGCGTGTAACCGGCTTCCCTGGAAAACAATACAGCGCCGACCAGGCCCGGGACTGATAGAAAAATTCGGCGGCGACAATATCGGTATTTTGACCGGCAAGCGTTCCGGCGTGTTCATTGTTGACGTTGACGACCCCGGCGAAATCGTCGCCATGGAAGCCCTCTTCGGCCCTACGCCTATCGTCACGGCGACCCCGAGCGGCGGCCAACATTTATGGTATCGCTGGAATAGCGAGCCGTGCGGAAAATTACCGGGTGTGGACCTGAAAGGCGAAGGCGGTTTTGTCGTCGGCCCGCCGTCATTCAGGCGTGAAGGGAAGCACCAGGGCAATCGGTATTATTTCATTCGCGGTGGCCTCGAGGACGTTGACTTGCTCGACGCCATTCTGCCAGGCAGTTTCCCGCAACAAGGCAGCCCGAAATCGACAAGGGTGGCTGCTTCCAAGCCGCCCATTCCCGCCGGCGAAAAGACGCTCGAGGAAAGCCGAAACTATCGCTTGTTCATGGCGGTGAAAGATATGGCCTTCACCCTCGGCGCCGACCAGCTGGCGGCCTTCGCCCACGGCTACAACGTCACCGAGTTTACGGCGCACCCCAAAGGCCCACTGCCCGCGGCCAGGGTGGACACGGTGGTGGCCTCGGTCCTCGGATATAAGGCGGCCGATAAGCTCATGCGAAAGGGGTGCGGCCCATGTATCATTCTAACCGAGGCCGAAATCGACGCCCGCATTGACCAGCCCCGCGCCATGGCCCTGTGGCTGAAATTGCGTATCGAGCATGAAGCCAACCCCGACCCCTTCGCCGTGGACCGCAGGGCGCTGGCCCCCGTCTTAGGGTGGGCGCCGGCGACGGTGGAAACTGCCCGAAAGTATCTTGAGGCCCGCGGCGACTTGAAACTGGCCGGCAAGGGGAAGGCGGCTCAATTGCCGAACGGAACCTGGAAAAAACCACCAAATTTATATGCTCTCGACCGTGGTACAAAAATTAGACCAAATACAACTAGACACCCCCTCTCCCTCTCGCCCCTCTGTAACGTTGTAGACATTTTTCCTTATTTGCAGGGTGAAATATTTGGTGCCGATATGAAGGTTTCTGACGCCGTCCTCGACGGGTGGGACCATGGAATCATGCCCCTTGAAGTCAGGCGGGCAATGAAAACAAAAATTCGCGCAGATTGCCTTACGCAAGACGAGGTGGCGGCCCTTGTTGGGCTCTCCCGGCCGCAACTGACGAACGGGTTAAACGGGGTGTTCGGTTTCGGCCCCGACGCTGCGGCGAAACTCAAGGCGTTCTTGGAGGCGGCTTAATGGAAACCCTGACGGGCAGCTATTCCTTACACGGGAAGGCATCTTGCAGTGCTTCGGCGACTAGGCTGGAAGCTGAGTAGTGACGGTCCTGCGGGTGCGATTCCAACCAGGCTTTCACAATGTCTTGTGCCTGCCCCAGGGTTACCCCCCCTGGACTGCACATACGCCAATTAAAAATGGGGTCGAACGCCAACGCGTCGTGGATAGCAGCAACATATCCTAAGCAAATAGCGTCTTTGTATTCGCCGTCCGCGGCGCGGCAAGAATTCAGTAATTGGTTTCCCGTATAGAACACGGGCTCCCCAATCACATTCCCACTCGACACGCCGGTGATAACTGCAACCAGCACCGCGGCTTTAATCAAGCGCATGACGCCCCCTTTGTGCTGACGCTGCCCCGTCAGCGTGTTCCAGCAGATTACTGACTGTGGCAGCATATCACGAGGAAGGGATAGGAAAGCCCGTTGAGCTGGCGACCGCGGCGCCACAGACGTCCGCACAGGCCGATAACGCCCCCTCGGCCACCCAAAACCACCCGGAAACGCTCCCGCCGCTCCACGCCCCCAAAAAACGCCCCCATTGCCGTACCCTTTGACGACGGCATAGGCGATATAGGCGCGGGCCGGTAGGATCCGGGTTTCATGGTACAATGGGCCCATGGCGCTGGCTGACGGGCGATAGGTAACGGAATTGTATATCATGCCGGTATGAAACCCGGACCTAAGAAGCAATACCCTACTCAAATAGCCGTCAGACTGAGCGGTGCCGACATAGCGCGGTTGGACAATATCGAGGGCAAAACCCGCGCTGAAAAGATACGGGCGCTTATCCGCGCCTACGGCGAGCCGCCTGGTGGCAACGTTGTGACCGAGGCGGCGGTCTTGCGTGAGCGGTTGAAGGCAGCCGAGGCGGCGCTAAAGGCAATCCGCGAGCTGGTACGCCGGCCACGCGAGACGGGCGATAATTAACAGGGAAAAAACAGGGCAGATATGCCGAGCGAATCGACGCAATTTAGGCCAGGGAAATCTGGCAATCCAGCCGGCCGTCCCAAGGGCGCACGCAACAAGATTACCCAGCAGGCCGAGGCGGCGCTGGCCGAGTTGACGACCGGCCCCGAGGCGCTCAAATCGCTTGAGGCGCTACGTGACGAGCAGCCAGCGGCCTTTTGGCGTATCGTTATCAGCCTGTTGCCCAAGCAGGCCCATGTCGAGGTTGACGACAAGATTGAATTGTCGTGGAAAGCATAATTTTCTGGCCGATTTACGTGCTTATTGACAGCTCATGCGAGGGGGGTGGTGGTGGTACGCTTAAGTGGCGGAAGCAATTACCGGAATCCGGGTTTTTGTGCAGGTTTTGCTCACTGCAAGAACAACGGAATAACAACGCCGCCACCACCCCCATGGCCGCTCTTAGTCCACGCCCTGTTGCCCGTCTATGTTCCCGCCGTTTTAACCCGTTTTCGAGAGGTGTATAATACCGCAGTCTAATTTTACGGGGGCCGATTGAAATGTCATTGAGCTCGAGACGCGAAAGTTTTTGCCAGCAATTCGTCGTCGATATGAACGCCACCGCGGCGGCGGCAAGAGCCGGCTACAGCCAGGCCACAGCCAAGCAGCAAGGAAGCCGCTTATTGACGAATGTTGACGTCAAGGCCCGCGTCGCCGAGCTGCAGGCCGGTATCGCCGAGCGCTGTGAGGTTTCCGTCGATAGCGTGGTTGCCGAGCTCGAGGAAGCCCGCAGCCAGGCCATTGCCACCGGCCAGGCGAGCGCGGCTGTTTCGGCCAGCTTGGGCAAGGCGAAGGTGTGCGGCCTCTTGCTGGACCGTTTCCGAGACGAAAGCGGCGGCACGCCAGACGCTGAAATTGTGCGCGGTATCGCCGTCGGCGACGCGCCGTTAGCGGCCTCGCTGATATTCAAATTAACCGGCTTTTCCAATTCAGACGAGCTCGTTGACCAGGTCGCCGGCGACGACAAGCGGCAAGCGGTCGCTATCCGCGCCGCGCTGGCGAAACTGAAAGGCGGCACTCGACACTGAGGGTGGCAACCCGTCACAGACCCATGACGGGTTGAGGGCGCCCCGGGGTTAATGTCGTCGGTCTGCGACATTTGCCTGCCTGTGACGGCGATTCTCGTCGCCCTTGCGTCCGGTGGCTGGACAATCACCCGGTAGCAGTACGAGAGCGGGCATGAGCGGGGCCGTTAAGCGCCCCGCCGCTTGGCAGGTTCGCCACCGCTGTGACCCCCATCATATCGCTGCCCGGGCTCGGCCTGTAGACTCTGGATCACGATGTCACGGCGGTCTTGAGACGCTCTCCGGCGTGACGCAATAGCGGTAAACCATCCACAGGAGAAGAACCATGATCCAGTACATCAAATGCTTCGTCAACGACGAGTCCGGCGCCACCGCCATCGAGTATGGCCTCATCGCCGCCGGCATCGCGGTCGCCATTATCACCGCTGTCGGCCTGCTCGGCGAGAGTCTCGACACAATGTTCACCGAAGTCGGCGCGGCGCTGTAAGAAGCTGCAACGTTGCTGAACAGTTGAGTGGAAGCGGGCGCTGCCAATAGGGTCAGCCCCGCGGATGCCGATCGGTAAACCCGGTCACAAAGTTTCACCATCCGAAAAATACCGCCTTAAACGTCAGCCGTTTCACCGCCTGCCCCCCTCAAGAAATACCACCAGCTGGCCCACGGCTCGCCTGAGAAGCCCGAATTGCTGTTCCGTGTCCTCGAGGCGGCTGGCAACGTCTGATTCCTGTGGCGCCGGCAGGGAAAGGCGGTCCGTCAGCTGTTCAATCTGGGTCTGCATTTGCTGGCGCAGTACCTGTTCGCGCTCGAGCATTTGCACCAGGCGGTCGAGACGGTCATTCAGGCGGGCGTTATCGGCCACCACGAAGTCGAAGGCTTTGGAAACTTCTTGCCCATTTTCGGCAACGTTTTTCCCATTTTCCTGTTCAGGCGATTGTTCAGCCTGTTCAGGTGGTTGTTCACTCAACTTGTTAAGTTCAATGAACAGCCGGCCGCCTCGCTTGAATCCCCTTACCTTGCCTCGCTTGTAGCGCATACGCAGGGCGGCGGGCTTAATCCCCAGCTGCGCCGCGGCCTGAACAAGTGTTAAGGCAACCTGTTCGATTTGTTCAGTCTGGTGTTCAGCCATGTTCACCTGCTTGAATCGCCTCGAGTCGCTTGAATCGCCCCTATACACCACCTTGGAATGAATATGCAATCAGGGCGCACCCAGGCGCACGAATATGCTTGTTATTAAAACCATACGAGGGTAGAGTTTTTTTAAACACCCTTGGGAGGAAGCCATGACGTATCCGAAAGCCATTGTCATTTCCGCCGCGTTAATTGCCACCGTCGTCGCCTTCGCGGCCCACGAGTCAGCACGGAGCGCTATGGGTGGTGAGGGGCGGTACATGGTCAGCAGCGGCAAGAGCAACTCTGCCTGGGCAATCAGCACCGTGACGGGGGAAATACGCTTTTGCCTCGCGGGCCGTGATGGTGGTTGCGAAGTCATGCAAGAGGGGTGGCTGACGCCATGACGACAGGCAACTTCATAGCTTATTTCCGCGTCTCGACAGACCGCCAGGGGCAAAGCGGCCTCGGCCTCGAGGCGCAACGGAAGGCCGTCATGGACTATCTCGACGGCGGCGACTGGAAACTGGTGGCGGAATACACCGAGGTTGAAAGCGGCAAGCGTAATGACAGGCCCGAGCTGGCCGACGCCCTGGACGCCTGCCGGCGGCAAAAGGCGAAACTGGTTATCGCTAAAATCGACCGCCTGGCCCGCAACGTCCATTTCATTTCCGGCCTCATGGAAAGCGGCGTGGACTTCGTCGCGGCTGACATGCCCGAGGCCAACAAGCTGACGGTCCATATCATGGCCGCCATGGCCGAGTATGAGCGGGAACAAATATCAGACCGCACCAAGAAGGCCCTGGCCGCCGTCAAGGCGCGGGGCAAGAAACTCGGCTGGTCCATGCCGTCCCGCCGGCAAGAGCAGCTCGAGGCGTCCCGCCAGGGCGTCAAGAGCACAATCGCCCATGCTGACCGCTTCGCTGAAAACACCCTGCCCATTATCCGCGAAATCCAGGCCGCCGGTATCACCACCCTGCAGGGCGTTGCCGAGGCATTGAACGCCCGCGGCGTCCGCACCGCCCGGGGCAAGAAATGGTTTCCGGCCACCGTCAAAAACATACTGTTGCGGCGCCGCGACATTTCAACCACCAAGGCCGACGCAGCCTAATGGCGCGCCGTAAGGACAGCGCCGGTTACGGCACCACCTTGCCCACGACCACGGCCCGCCTGATAGACGCGGCCGCCGAAATCATGGGCGAGCCCGACGCCGACGAAATGGCGTTTCTGCATACGGTCCTCGCTCAATGCGGCCTGCCATATCGCAACCCCAAAACCAGGGATTACATTCGACAGAACGGCCGCGCCTCGCTGATTGTTTCGTCGGGTTATCTGCTGGACCCGGAAACCCGCGAGCCCGTTTTGCAGGGCGTCCCCTATGGCGCCAAGCCTCGCCTGCTCATGATTCACCTCTGCACCGAGGCCATACGCATGCAGTCGGCCGTCATTCCGATTGCCGACAGTATGAGCGCCTTCATGCGGGACCTGGGCCTCAAGGTGACGGGTGGGAAACACGGGACTATTGGCACCTTCAAGGAACAGCTCAACCGCCTGGCCGCGGCGCGTATGCAATTGACCATGGCCTTCGGCGACCAGGCGACGACGCTTAACCCGGCCCCCCTGATAAGCCGCTTCGACATATGGTTTCCGACAGACGCCCGCCAG